AGTTAGAGTCTCCTTACCCGCACCAGTAATTTAATTTTGATAGTAGACGCACACAAGCGTCTTTTTTGTTTTTTTATAAAGCTCGCCTTGCGGGTTATTTTTCGTAAAAGAGAGGCATGCACCGCAAGGCATGCCTCTCTTTTGTTACTCCAACCGGGACAACTAACGGGTTTAGCTGTTCCGCAGGGTTAGCAAAACTCCTGATGGAAATGTTGAGAACGTTAACAATTTGACTTTTGCAAACAACAATCACCTTTCCGTATTTGAGCGAACGGCCGAAATAATAATCACAAGCGGCGACAGAGAGCTCAATACCGGAAGGCTGATAATAACAAGAAATGGAGGTACAAACCGTTCGTATCATACGCATAGTCCTCGTGATAGCGATAGTAGCACTCATGCCAGCGGCGAAACAGCCCCAGGAAGAGATGGCAGCACCGCTATCACACAATAACGAGATTCAGAAACAGCAGACTATCAAGCCTGCTGAAAAACCTCAGCAGACGATATCACCAAAGCCTCAGACAGTTTTGGCGGTGTCCGAAGCAGAACCGCCAAGCACTAAGTACGACTTGATGCGTGCCGCTGGTATTCCCGAAAGCGATTGGATATCAGTAGACTACATCATCGAACACGAAAGTTCTTGGCGGCACAATGTTTGGAACAAAGGCGGCTCTGGCGCATACGGATTGTGCCAGAGCCTGCCAGCGACCAAGATGGCATCTGCGGGAGATGACTACATGACAAATCCCGTTACGCAGCTACGCTGGTGTCACAATTATGCCATCAGCCGATATGGTAGTTGGCAGGCAGCCGCCGCGTTCTGGAAACGTACCGACCCGCGCCCCTACCCGGGACATTGGTGGTAATAAACAACAAAAACAGCCGGAAAGGAGATCAACTCTATGGGCAAACTTAAAACAGCAATCAACAACGTAACTGTCTTTTTGGACAATGCCTGGACTATCATGGTCCGCGCCGCAGAGATAGTAGCGGGAATAAAGCTCTTTGGAGTCCAGTACATGGAAACCGCAATCGGGACTCTACCGATTGCACAAATCCTCGGGGCAATTCTCATTACTGATGTGACTGTCTTTGTTTATTCTCTGCTTCGCTCGCAAAGTGAAAAGAAGAGATGAAAAAACATATCAGTATTACACCAGTTAGCAAACCACGCATGACGAGAAGCGATAAGTGGAATGAGCGTCCGTCAGTGATGAGCTATCGAGCATACGGTGACGAGCTAAGGCTGAAACTGCCAGGATATGAGCCGCCTGAAACGTTTACGATTGAATTTGCTCTGCCCATGCCAAAAAGTTGGTCGAACAAGAAGCGTAAGTCCATGAATGGACGCCCACACCAGCAGAAACCGGATATAGACAATCTGGCTAAGGCGTTTCTGGATCATCTCTGCGAGGATGATTCGTACGTCTGGAAGGTGTGTGCATCCAAGATATGGGCTGAGCACGGCGGAATAACTATCGAAACTTAAGAAGGAATCCGAGAATGGGAATCTTACAGCTTTTATCCAGAAAGAAAGATGACAAGTCTGAGCTTGAAATTCGCAGTGAGGACGAAGACTATACCGAGTGGCACGTCAAGCCAGACTTTGAAGCAAGAGACTTGTCATTAACCTTTCGGTCCCGATCTGATGCACGCGATTATAAAAGACTGCTAGCGAAAAGCTTTTACCATATCCATTCAAAAATCATTCGCCGGGATTGGCAAGGCGGATTCATCCGAGAAGAAAAGGAAGTTAGCTAATCACACACTGGTGCCGGAAGCGGTTAAATGGCTTGGCGATGCCCACCCTTGCCAAGCAGCAGCCAGAGACAGGTAAAAATATGAACGATAGCAAGCACGTACACAAATGGGAGTGTCTCCGAGCAGATAAGCTTATTTGCCATAGATGCAATACGGTCGCGGAAATTGACACGTTAATTACTAACAACCGTAATGATGCTTATCTCAAAGCGAAGGTCGATATTCTGTCTAAACAGTTATATGCTGGCGACCTAAAGAAAGATGCTCGCGAGAAAGCTTATGCGTGGCTGATGGAGCATAGTCCGGATGCTATCAAGAAAGACGAACAGGTATCGCTGCTATGACAAGAGACGAAATGATCAAGCGGGTTGAGAGTGCACTAAGACGTGCTGAACGCGCCATTGTTGAACTTCGCAAAGAGCTAAAGAGACTACGGAGCGAGGGCTAGATTTATGGCGGTCGAGTATGTCCTGTACAAGGGAGAAGAAATAGTAGGAATAGGTACGGCTGACGAGCTATCTCGCCAGCTTGGGTTACGCCCGCAAACTATTCGAAGTTATTCCTCGCCTTCTCATATGCGCCGCGTAGAAGAAAGCGCCGATCCAGAGTCGAGGATTGTGGCGGTAAGAGTTAAACATGGAAAGGAAGATGATGGCGATGACTCAGAAAAACAACAGAGTGGCGATTGAGGCGCATGCTCAGCGTATTGTAGATGTGGTGGTCCGCAAAGCCGAGCCTGCACCTGAGCCGCCAAAGCCTGTCTATGAGTACTCGCCCGGTCGTCCGATGAAGTTTCAGAATATCGACGAACTACGCGCCATGATACTTGAATACTTTAAGGATGCAGCGCCCCACTGGGAAGAACAAACTGATTATATTGACCGCCGCGACTCTAAGTCTGGAAAGATTATCATTGAAAACGGAAAGGTCGTCCAGGACAAGGTGGTCCGCAAAGTTAAAACCAAACAGAAACCACTCACCGTTACTGGTTTAGCTGTTGCACTAGGCACATCACGCGATGTGTTATTAGACTATGAGACCACATATTCAGAGAAATATCCAGAATTTTCCAACACGATAAAAGAAGCAAAAGAACAGATTAAAGCCTATGCGGAGGAGTCTCTGTTTGGCACTAATACTGCTGGCGTAATATTCAGCTTGAAGAATAACTGGGGATTCAAAGACAAATATGAGACCGAGAACACTAACCGTGAGGTTAAGTTCATTAACACTGTTCCGAGGACGCCAGAATCATGACAGAAATAGTCAAAGTACCGGATTACACTGCTTCGCCTCGTCAGACATTGTTTCATACATCAACAGCTTTTGAGCGATTCTACGGTGGTGCTGCCGGCGGAGGAAAGACTGCCGCACTAGTTGCTGAAGCAGTAACACGTTGCCTTGAGTACGATCACTACGCAGCGTATCTATTTCGGCGAACGTACGAGGATACGAAAAAGACCCTCATGCGAGAAATAGATAAACAGTGCCGTGCATATATCAAGGACGGCAACATGATATTTAGGTCGCAAGAAAAGGGCTACTACTTCACCGCCACTGAATCGTGGATTTACTTGTGCTACTACAACCATGAAGATGATTTTAATCACTATCAGGGTTCAGAGATACACATGCTGGGTATCGACGAGTTAACTCAGTTCTACGAAAGCTGGTACGACAACCTCGTTGGGCGCGTTCGTTCTGACGATCCAGACAAACCGCTTACCGTCTTCGCAGCTGGCAACCCAGGTGGCGTCGGGCATGGCTGGGTTAAGACTCGATTTATCGATGCCGCACCACCTGAGCAGATAATTTATGACAAGCGTCCGTACGTCAAGCGAGACGGCTCAATTGACTACATCGAGACAACTCGTATGTTTATCCCTGCCACTCTAGAAGACCACCCGAGCGCGTCATTCAGACAGTCATACATGCGTAGCCTACTGACAATGGCAGACCCAAAGAAGCGCGAAGCATACTTGTATGGCAACTGGGATCTGTTTGCTGGTCAGGCGTTTAGCGAGTGGCGGCGACATCTACACGTTGTCGAGCCGTTTAACATACCAGACCACTGGCCGAGATGGATGGCATATGACTATGGACGAGGTACGTATGCGGGTGCTGTTTGGCTAGCACGTGACCCAATTAGTCAACGGATATATCTTTACCGCGAATATTATGTTAGCGGCAAAGGTCCAAGGATCCAGGCACGCGAGATGAAGCAGCTTGAGCAATCTAACGAGCAGCTGCCTGTTAGGCTAGCCGACCCGTCGCTGTGGAAGCATATTGCTAATGCTGATGACGGAAAAACTATCGCTGATCGATTTACCGAAGAAGGCATCAACTTCACGCCCGCCAATAACGACCGGCTTCAAGGAGTCACTGCTGTTCACGAAGCGTTGTCTCTAGCACCAGACGGATTGCCATACCTGCAGGTATTCAGTAACTGTGTTCATTTTATCCGTACCCTACCGAGTCTCGTGATTGACACTAAACGACCCGAGGATGTTGATACAACTGGTGAAGACCATCTCTACGATGCACTGCGCTACGGGCTTGTCAATGAGCGTAAGGCGACAGTTGAGGATTCTATGCCTCAGTCTGATCCGGGACTGTTCAGCGATGGAGGGTATTATGGGTAGTTTACCGATAAAAAATTAAAGGAGGGTATATTTTGGAAAGCTTAGATTTACCACAATACATCATTAACCTAGAACGAGCCGCACGCGATACGCCGTTTGGTGAAGTTGGCCCGTTCTATCTCATGAGACACAAAGGCGAGACCGTGGGTATACGCGGGCAAACGTCGGAGATTATCCGATTCAAAACTACGGCAGAAGCAGTTATATACCTAGTGGATTACATCAAGACCCTGCCGACCGACAAGTCTGGAGATATTGTTTTTGCCGTTAAATTTACTAACGGTAGAGTCAAACAGATTACCACAACATCAGACATCACAACGATAATCGAGGATAAAGCAGATGACGACAGATAAAGCTAAAGCACTGTGTAAGAACTGTGGTAGCACAAGACACTATCAGACGTTCTGTCCATTCAAAAAACGACAGAAAATATCGCAGTGCGGCAAACACACAAAAGCGTGGGCAGCGTTCCGAGATAAGGTTGCGAAGCCATACCTCGACATGAAATTTGGGCATGTGTGTGCAGTCGCCGGATGTACCGAGACTAAAAACCTAGACGTTGATCACATTAAGGGGCGCGGCTCTCACCCACATTTGCGTTATGACGTCAACAACTTGCAGTACTTGTGCCGTAATCATCATCGACTAAAAACGGATGGCAAGCTATGACAAAAAAGGCCTTACGAAAGAAGCAACGCCGAAAGCGTAAACAGCGAGCGATAACTAACGAAATAAAGGGAGGTAAAAATGACTAAAGAAACAGAGTTGCCAGACGTATTTCTCTGGGCAAACAAAACGGACGGACGTAAGGATAAATTAGACATTGAGCTATTTGCAATCACCAAATCGTCTGAAATATTTCGCATTGACCATAACGAGGCAATCAATCATCAGCTGTTTGCGCTGTTTTTGTACGACATCATTAGTGGAGTGCAAGTTGACAGTATTACCGGCGTAAGGGTTGTCGATTATGCGGCATCTGAGGGCTGTCAGAATACCCTACCCGCCATCAAGGTAAATGACGTACCGGTTGCCGAAACGATCATGGAATATCTGGAGTATACAAATGACATCAACCTACTCGACTTGAATCAAATCGAGGCAAAGAAGCTACTAGCGATTTGCGCACGATTCACCGACAAGGAGACGAACGAAAGCTTTTACATTTTTAAGCACATTCGCCCAGCTAGTGTATTAGTCGGCGGCGCTGTCTCCTACGCTATTTCAGCCGGACGCATGGAAGAGCTGTCGTCAGAGTGCGCATTAAAGATAGATCCGTCGAATCAAGTTTTAGTGTTTGAAGATACGATGTTTGTGTTTAATAAGTCCAAGTTTGAATCGATGTTTCAACACGACCCAGTGTCAGTCGCTGAAGCTCGCAAGAATGGCAAAATACTTGACGAGAGGCTGTCTATCGCTACGCCGACGGTTGGTCAAGGCATTGAGTTTCTCTGTAAAGACAACCGCACACTAGTCAAACGGCTTGCTAAGCTTGACCCTGTCAATATGACCCGCGATGTTGTTGAGGAGATAATTCGCGATTACAACGTAGATCTGATGACCGACGCCACCAACGACAAACTCATCATCATGGACGCTAACGATGCTAAGAAACTGCTAGATATTGTCGAGGATAACTTCGTTCGCGGCACCAACGGCACTGCTTATATCGCCAAAAATAAGAAAGAACTTGAGCCAAAGGAGGATAAATAATGTTCTGGATTATGACAACCGCGGTGCTCATCGCATTCATCGTCGTTACAGAGATTGCGGTGGCGCGAGAAGACAAAGAATGGCAACGCGAACGCGAGGTCAGACAGTACAAAGACAAAATCATCAAGTCCCGCAAGCGAAATAAGAAAGATAGCGGAATATTTTAATGGGAGGTATTATGAAACGATACAAATTACTTAAAGATTTACCAACCTTCAAAGCGGGCGATTTATTCTACATATCTGAATATGGTGCTTTGGTTTATGATGACGGCGATGGTGGCGTTATGGCTTACGCAAGACAAACACTTGAGAAATTCCCAAATATCCTTGCCGACTGGTTTGAGAAAGTCGAAGAGCCGACGAACAGTATTCATTGGAAGCCGAAGTTTGACGAAGACTATTGTTTCGTAGACGATTTTGCGCGCATTACTCGAGCGCGTTGGTCCGACACTCATGTTGATGAGCAGCGCTACAAGCTCGGCATAATAAAGCGCACCGAAGCCGAAGCCGAGAAAGCTCTCGAACGTCAAATGGCTATCGCCACGCTTATGCGCGATTCAAACTTTGAGCCGGATTGGAGCAATAACGATCAGAATAAGTGGACAGCTTATTACAACCATAATGATAAAGAGTTGTTGATTGAGGCGACTGCCTTTCTGCAATATCCTTCAGCTATTTACTTCGACACATATGACAGCATTAAAAAATCCATCAAAAATCATAAGAAAGAATGGCTAATCTACCTTGGCGTGGAGGACAACTAAGTGAAGGATTCAAATTCACAAGAATTGTTTACTATTCACAGTGTACTGCTGGAGAGTTCTCGAGTAGTCCTGGAGCGTCGTCTTGGCAAGTATATGCTGCGAAACATGGAGTTGCGAGAACGCCGTGATATCGTTGACGATTTAGTAATTACCCTCTCTTCTGAAGTGTTGTCTACCAAGTTATGCGAGGATTCGTACGAAGTATCAGATGTTCAAACATACCACTTCCCGAAAGGCCCGTGGCAACATTTCAAGCACAACTATATGCCTATGTGGTTTTGCGATATATTCCCCATAAAATATTTTGTAAAACGAGTAGAGTTTCATAAAACCATTAAAATCACTCGTCGAGAAACCTATCCGATGTGCAATATGGACATCAGGAATAACCCGAGACTCAGAGTTCAGCTGGGTACGCCGGTTATTAAAGATGAGGTAAAAATTAGCTAATAGAAAGGACACGATATGAAAGGTGAAGTACTTGTATATATAGAGGGAGCGGAGGATAGTTATAAGTTATACAGCAAAGACATAGAATCGGCTTGCAGCCTGTATTACGACTTAGAGAAATGTCCGATTTATATTGAGCGTCCCGATGGTTTAGTTAAAGTTGTTGTTAAAAAATTGGATGTGTTAATAGAAGCTATCCTCGACACTCATAAGTATAGAGAGGAGAAGCTTGAATCTTTCTACGAAAACACACGAGTAAAGGAGTGGCGGGACGCGAGAGACCGACGAGTTCTCTTGGGTGCACTTATGAATAGAAACTACGAAGGTGACAGAATAGCCGGTTTGATTGGGTGGCTAGAATCCAGAAGGGCTATCAGTTGGAACGACAGAGATGCTAGAGTCGTGCCCTATAAATTAAACAATGGTAATTTGATATTAATCTTTTCCTAGGAGACTCAATAATGAAACGTAAAATATTCATGACAATCTGTATCATCGGTATGATATCTGGTGCAGCCTCAATGATATTTGCTGCTATCGAAAAGCAGTACACCGGATCAATATTCTATCTAATACTATTTTTCATTAACACGTTTGGATTCTATGCCGCAAAGGAGGAAAAATAGAATGGAGTCTTACTCATATTGCTCAGCCCTAGAAAAGTTCTGGAATTTTGTCATTGGGATAGTTATTATTTGTATTTTTGTGTCTGCTACTGCTTGGTCAATAACAGCAGCAATAAGCGTTCGAGGTGGACTTGACGCGCAAGATTCTCACCTTGATGCACAAAAGTCTCGCTGTGAATCGCTTCAGGGTAATTATGGCGGCGGAAAATGCTTTAAGGGTGGAAAAGAAATATGAAAAAACTAGAAAAGATAGATTACTTACAAAAAAACCATTTGTATGAATGGGTAAAAACTCATGCCCAAGTAGAGCGAGAGTTGTCAGATGCTCATGGCCTTTTCTGCGAATGCGGACACCTAGCAACTGGGGCTCATGAATCTGGCTGCCGCAAACTCAGAAATAAAATCATGAGCGAGACGATAAAACGGCTATCTCATTTACTGCCTAAAGAGAATGTGAGGCTAGACGGAGATGGTTAGAGAGTTAGGCGATGTTTACAGCCATAGAGTTGTACCAGTCGGTACTAAGATATGGTTTGAATCAGAAAGACAAGGCTACACGGTTAGAGCGTCTAATACAGCGTTTGCAATTTTGACCAAGCCGTTCAATATCAGCAAAACCGTACTGTACACAATCATCGACTGGGAGCTTGGTATACGCGGTCCTAGCAACCTAATTTTTAACATTGGTGCAGAGACCGATGAGCAGTGTCTAGAGCTATTGGATATGCTCACTAGCGGCGAGATTGAAGTTAGCTCACGACGCTGCGTCGAGCTGAATATTCGAAGAGCAAAATTAAACCACTAATTTTGTAGACATAGATAAAGGAGATGTCAATGAAAATCATAGCAGAAAATCCAGCTGAAGAAGCCCTACTGTGGCGCATTAAAGCCCTGAGTGACGAGCTGGTCAATCAAGACAATCGATACACTAGCATGCCGGTGTGGACGATCCTAGATAATAACAAAGCCGGCAAAGACTATGGCGCGGTCATGTACTTTACTGGCAAAGCCGCCGAGCATCATATCAACGAGAACGACCATCATTACGAGAATCCAACGACATGCATTCGTAGCGCTCACGACAACCGAGAGCTGAAAGATGTTATTCACCTACTCATTCTAGCTGGCGACAATGAAATACCAAGTAACCATTATGGAGTTTTGAGAGATGCGTGATATTGAATTCAGAGCTTGGGACAACCGCCAAAATAAATATCTTAATCCTGATGACGTTTCTATTAGAGCCGACGGCTTCATAACAGCGTTTAACGTGGACGGTAAGCATAGCAGAGCAGTACAACCGCCGGGCAGTTTGTCGCCATGGTTTGTTATCGAGCAATACACTGGCTTAAAGGATAAGAACGGCATAGAGATTTATGAGGGCGACATCGTAAAAGTTGAGGGAGATGGCGAGATCTACCGAGTGAAGTGGATTCGCAGTGGATTTGGTCTTGAGCCACGATACAATTCGCCGCGTTACCCAGTACTAGGCAATGTTGAATTACGTAAAAAAATTGAAGTCGTGAGCAATATCCACGAAAATCCTGAATTGTTGGAGGAGAAATGAAAACTACCCCAACAACCATACTTGACGCTTGCTGCGGCGGCCGCATGTTTTATTTCGACAAAGATCACCCAAACATTCTGTATATAGATCGTCGCCGCGAAACTGTCGAAATGAAAGACAGGGACAAGATTAGGACGCTAGAAATCAACCCAGACCTAGTCATAGATTTTACCGACATGAAGTTTCCTGACGAATGCTTTAATTTTGTCGTCTTCGATCCGCCCCACCTCATCAACTGCGGCAAGAACAGTTGGCTCGCTAAAAAGTACGGCAAATTAGACAAAGACACCTGGCAAGAAACCTTAAGCAAAGGCTTGAGCGAGTGTCTACGTGTCGTAAAGCCTGGCTGCGTTGTCGCTATGAAGTGGAGCGAACGTGACATCAAAACCACCGAACTACTAAAGATATTACCTCAAAAACCAGCTTTCGGTGATAAATCTGGAATGACGCGGTGGCTGTTTTTTGTGAAAGGAGTAGATGATGAAAATATCTAGCTTTATATGCCAGAAAAAAATCGAGTGGCTGAGGTGGCGAATCAAACGAAATAGAGTTTGGCTTAATTATGCGATGAATACTTATAATCGTATCGCTATAGAGGGTCGCTGGGACTACAGTACCCTACAACTTCTTGAGTGGAGAATAAATCGTTATGATAATAAGATTTTGTTATATAAAGCAAAAATCGTCTACCTAACGGAAGAAGAAATGAGCAAAAGAAATGACGAAGAGTGAATCGAAACCATCCATCCGGTGCGACAAATGTCATAAGTGGATAGCATACAGCAAACACTCTGGCTATAAGCATTTCTGTACTAAGCATGCGAGAGACATTTGTGAGCTTGAAGAAGTGCGCAGGCACGCTATAAACCTTATCCGAGACGATAGCATGCGAAACTACGAAATGACGCGCCTCATTAGGGACATGTCTTTTGTGGATGTGAGATATGACCCAGAATCTAGTAAATCATTAAGAAAGGACATTGAAGTGAAAAAAACCATAACAAGCCTCCCCACTCCAGATGAGGTCGCCCGAATCACTACAACTTTAGATTTAGCGAGCAAACTAGATAACACTGCTATTGCCAAGCTAAGCAGTTCCAAAGGCAAAAACTCCACGCCAAAAATTGGCGAACTGTGCGGCATGGATTTGCTACTCGACCTATCTAGCGCGCCAGATGAGGCAAAATATGAGCTGTATTTTAAGGCGCGTACCATACTTGAAAAGGTTATGGCTAAACTTGCCAAATAAATTAGCGACAAAAATAACCCTTCTGAATCAGAAGGGTTATCCCAACCAGGCGACGTATTTACAATACGCTTAATCAATTTGATCGCTTATGGCTGTGCAACAGTACTTACGTCTGTAACACTATACTACCATGCTAAGCGCAATGGCGCAAGCATTATGGCAATAAAATATCATTATGATATGGGATATTAGTATAGAGCTTCGGACGATTGAAGTTCCTGCCATACCATAAGCGATTAGCTAGAATATCACTTGCCTGAACCAGATAATCTAGGGACGAATCGCAAAACTTTATGTTAATTTTGAAGTCAGCAAAGAGTATCGGAGGGTAAAACATACCGTAATCAAAATTACGAATTCCGTGTATTAGCTCCTCTCGAATACTATCTGAGAGTTTATAGTATCCGTTGGTTGATGTATGCTGCTGGTCAATGTAGACTCGCAGAGAAACTGGCTTGTCTGCATCAATCTTGCCAGACGCAATTAGCTTTTCTAGCTTAGACTTTATCATCCTCTTTAGGGCGTAGTCTTTGTAGCGATGAATCGATAGCTTGTTTGCCATAATAGATTCATTGACGTCAGACAGCTTTACCGTAGCACTAAGACTATTGAATGACTTGACGCAATTATACAGACTTCTCTTGTATTTAATCTCTAAGCCAGCCGCTTTTAACTCCGACCCCATCGACATGCCGAGACTGGATTTTATCTCTCGAGACATCGTTTTGAACCGCTCTCTTGCTGCGATACGCTCGTGGTTATCCAAGAACAGATATCCAGCGTATATAAAATAATCATACCCAGAATTAAGAGAGAAAACACCAGAATCATCTAGGTATATCGATATCTCTTGATACTCTTTATCACTCATATTAGTAATAATTATAACATTTTTCGTAAAAATGTTTGAGAATCCAAAAAGCTCATGATATGGTAATTATGTAATAGCTACTAGCGGGAAGGTCCGCAGGAGGCTCGCAGAGAAATCTGGGGGCTTTTTATTTTGGAAAAAACTATGAAAGCAAGCGATTTAGGTAAAGACTATCAAGAAGCAAGAACAAACATGATCCACACGCACGAGTTGTGGCGCGCTCTGCTCGATATTGCCTATGCTAAATTATCCACCGAGAAAGGCTTTAAGTCTCGTGTTCGCGAAGGCAGCCTAAGCTCGCTGATATTAGAACGATCCTCTCGCGTGGTAGCACAGTTACCGACTGGACGTATCCGTTCGCTAAGCAGGCGCGACCAAGGTAAGGCAATGCTGATGGATTTAGTATGGACTAAATATGTTATTCCTAACGCTAAAAGCCAGTGGTCATTCATGACGAAGCTCCGTATGTGGGATTATTACTCCCTCGTCTACGGTGCTATGCCAGTTCAGTACGATTACCGAGTTGACGAGGATTATGTCGGTCCTGACTTTAGAGTGATAAATCCGACGGAATGCTTCCCGCAGGTTGGTAATACTAGTTTGAATGATTGCGACGCTGTCTATATCGTTACCCACCATAGCAAACGCTATCTGCAAAGCCGTATGAAGTTTAAGGACTGGAACAGAGCTGCTGTCCAGACTATCCTCAATAAAGTAACTGAGAAACATCAGCCATCAGACACCAAGGAAACGACTACTAACCTGCAACAGGAACGCGGCGAAGCGGCGACCCTACATCAAGGGCAAATTACTCTGGTTACTCGATATGAGCGCGGCAAGAATGGACACTGGATTACGTTCGCGCCAGACTTTGAGAATATTGTCGTTCGAAACATTAAGAATCCGCACGAATCTGGACGTATACCTGTTGTATTTAAGTACGCTATCCCATTGATTGACTCGCTGTGGGGCATGGGCGATGTTGAGCGTGGCGCTTCATTACAGCGAGCAATCGACACGACCGTAAACCTAAATCTCGACTTCTCCAAGTTCAAGATATTCCCGCCAATGTGGTATAAGGGCGATGCTGTTGATCCATCTCTAATGCGTTACGAGCCAGGCGGCAAAATCCGTACTGCTAATGGACAATCTGACTTTGGCTTCGTCAATCCAGGCGCTAGCCCATCAAATGAGTTCCAAGCAACCTATCAGTTCCTGAAGGGTGCGTTGCTCAATCAGAACGGTACAACTGACACCACGATATCCGCAAGCGACGGTCTGCCGGGCTTTGGTCGAACACCAGAAGCCCTGAGCAAACTTGAAAAGCGCGAGAACGCCCGCGACCAGTGGGATAGAAATATGTTTGAGGAAGCTTACGAGGAACTGGTCGATGGCATGATAAACCTAATTGGCACCAAACAATCTGTTCCGATAAAGTTTCATGTCTTTGACGACGAGATCCTGGATATCATCAAATCTGGACACAAGGATCTGCTAGACATCTTCGATTCAGCCAAGAGTTACCGAATAGGTACCGACCCAGAGACTGGCGAAAACGGTATGATTGAGTACATTAATGCCCACGGTACAGCCGAAATGAAGATTGACCACACCAAGCTGTCTGGTAAGTGGATGTATCGAATAGATGCTGGCACGACCGCTGCCAATGACCAGAAAGATGAGTATGAGCGCGTCTACAATCTCGTTGAGCTACTGTCATCTCAGGCTGGTGCGTGGCTAATGGACGGTGCGCAAGAAGATGGACGCAAGGTCAACAGAACAGAGCTACTTGACCAGCTTATCGCAGCTAGCGGCATCAAAAACAAAGACAAAATCTTTGACCCGTACACTCAGGAAAACGACAAGACGAAGCCATTTACCCCAGAGATGCTCAATGATCCTCAAATGATGAGTATGCTTCAACAGCAGCTTCAAGGACAAGTCGAGGAGCAGCCGCAAGCACCGCAGGAAATGCAGCAAGCCCAAGAAGTCCAACAACTTCAGCCGATGGAGGCGGCATAATATGGAAAATATTTTAGACAGTGATATCAATTCCCTGCCACTCACACCAGTGGCCGAGGAGCTAAGCCTAGAGGCAAAAGTGGCAGAAGCTCGCCAGCGTGCCGAGGTAGCCGACATTGCTTCAATCCCGGGCTGGCCGCGCATCAAGGAGCAGATGAAGCAGGACGCGTTAAATCTGAGGCTCCACAGAGACCTAGAGTTTGGTCCTAATGATTCTGATGAAAAAGTTGGTAAAGAGGTGCGGTCTAGACTGCTAATGGCGCAATGGATCGAGAAGTATATCGAGAGAATTGAGGGTGCGGTATTAGCTGTTGAAGTAATGACCAAGGAGGCTGAAGATGAACAGCAATCCTAACCCGTATGAGACGTCAAACACGGAGTCAGAGCTAGTCGAAAAACCGCATTATGCTGAACTAGATATGAGTAGTATCGCGCCACAGCACAAACCAGACAGCGAATGGCGGCAAAACGGCACAAGCCTAAGGTGCATAAGTTGCCAGAATGAACACGGTATATTTTTGCCGCCGGGGACTTTCTATACTGGCAAAACTGACGAGAGAGGAATGCCTATCGTTGAGAAGAGATTCTGAGGTAGGTTGCGTTTCCGGCTGGTCTTTTACCACCCTACTAGCCGGAAACGGAGCGTATCTCCCGCCGCGGACTGCGTAAGTGTCTTGGCTAAATTAAACGAAAGGATGTAGCATGTCTACTTCTAGCGATACCGGACTATCGGCCGAACAGGTCGAGGCGGTAGAAAATATGGCGCTAACAGACGGCGGAGAAGCAACCGCCACACCAGAGACGCCGGCTGGTGAGAATCAAACTACGAACGAAACAACAGCGACTGGTGCGGAGGGTGCTGATGGCGACGGTCAACAGCAGTCCAATGGTGATTCCAAAGCTGAAGCAGAAGTCGGTATAGATACACAAAACGGGCGTCCAGACAAGCAATCGCGCCTCAATCAGCGTTTCGCTGCATTGACCAGCCAATTGCACGAGAAGGACGAGTATATCGAGTCTCTTAAGCAGGAAATGGCACGAAAAAACCAGCAAGACCAGCTTAAGCCCCCTACTCCTGATGAAGATGGTAATTACAGCGCCAGCGACATCATGGACTATAACCAAAAACAAGCCCAGCAAGCTGCCAATACTGCAGTAGAGGCAATGCAGGAACGCTTGGACGGTGAACAGGTGGCGTCGCGCTTTGACCGCGAAGAGGCAGAAATACTAAAAGCATATCCTATGCTTGACCCAAACAATGCTTCGTTAGATCCAACGGATCCGAACTGCTACAACGAAACCTTAGCTAAGGCGGTTGACAGCTATGTCCGAGGACGTATTGAGCCGCACATTTTAGCAAGGAACGTCGGAGCTCTTAAGAAGCTATCGATTCGGAAGCTAGCCGATGAGTACTTAGAGCCTATCATGTCTGTAGCGCAAGCCGAGCGCGAGCGTGCCCAGCAAAGCCTACAGAACCTGAACGGACAAAGCTCTGGCATGTTTTCGTCGGCAGCAGGCTCAGGTGGCGGCGGAGATTCTATAGAGGAACTAGAGGCAAGGATCGGAAACATTAGTTTATCGTAATCCATTTGGGTGGTAGTGGTTACAGAAAGGGCTGTTTAACATGGCTGACACTACTACTGCGCAGCTTCAGCACGATCTGCAAACCTATTTTGCGAAGAAAGTCCTTCGCGGAGCGGAGTTTCAGACTGTGCTTGACCAGTTTGGTCACAAAGAAACATTGCCAGAGGCATCAAGCAAGACTATCCAATTTACCCGTTACTCGGACTTGGATATCGTTACCAACCCTCTGACGGAGGGGCAAGCCCCAGCCGGCAGCCAGCTGACAACTTCTGCTATCAATGCGGTTGTTGACCAGTATGGCGACTTTGTGACGCTTACTGACCTCGCAAAATTAACACCAAAACACTCATCTGTTCAAAACGCTCTGAAGAAGCTCAGCGAGCAGTCATCGAAAAGCTATGACCATGCTATCAACAAGGTCATCATCGCCGGTACTGCTGTACGCTACGCTAATTCAAAGACCGCACGCAACTTGCTAGCTGACGCAGACAAGCTGACCTGGGCAGATGTTCGAAAAGAGGTTTCTCGCTTGCGCACCGCAGGCGCACCAACCTTTAAGGACGGCAACTATGTCCTAGTTGTCGATCCAGCCGTCGAGCAAGACTTGATGGATGACGAGGCATTCCGCCAGACGGTTTACCGCCAAGCATCGAAGGAGAAATCCAACGAGCTATACAAGGGCGAATTAGTCTCGTTTGCTGGTGTAACGGTTGTTCGAAGTAATAACCTAATCACTGACAAGGGTGCATCAAACGCGAAAGTGCACATTAGCTTGCTCTTTGGTGAAGACGCCTACAGCAACACCGACCTGCAGCACCTGAAGGTGTACAAGGAAGGTCCAGGCGGCGTGTCCGACCCACTTCATCAGAAGATGACGCTTGGTTGGAAGTTTGCCGCCAAGGCTGCCATTCTAAACAACAACTTTATGTGTCGTTTGGAATCCGGCTCTCTATACTAAACTAACCGGGCGGTAGCTTATACAGTCCGCCGCCCACACCATGAAAGGATAATCATGGAAGGTAACGCACCAAACACTCTAGGTCCTACTATGACCAATGTGCCGACTCCCCAGCCCCGCACGCCGCAGGCTGAGTATACCGCGCAAGCAGCACCGGACACAACACCGACCGTCTCGCCAGCGCCAGTACCGACGCCAGAGACGCAACCAGCAGCGGAGCCTACATCAGTGCCGCTAAGCGACCCGCGGGAGTTTTTGCATAATCCAGTAGAATCAGAACCAAAAGACGCACAGCACGAGCCAGACACAAAACCAGTGTATGTCCACGTCAAGCTGCGACGTACGGTGATGATTAACGGCAAGGGCTATCCAGCAGGCAAAGATCTGACGGTCCCGAAAGAAATCGCCGACGAGCTGTACCGCATTGAAGAGACTAACCTGGAGTACGAAGCAGATCTGCTCCGTGCAAACAACCAGGTCTCTACCCCAGCGGCCGAGCTGAAGGTTTAACAAAAACTAAGACAAACCAAAAAATACACACAAAACATAAAACCTCCACTGATAGCGCAGGTATGACATGCAATCTACTGGACGCTACGGAGAACGGTAAAGACACCCCGACTCGCAAGGGTGTCTTTGTCATGAAAAATATCTTCCTACTATAACACCAACAGCTAACCAAAGACCCACCGTAGCGACAAGCATACTATCTTTCCTCATAGCTTGAGCCTCCTCGGCGATAAAAAACATAAACGTGAGGAGTGAGGCTAGAAGCCCAGCGCTAATAACATTATACAAATCTGGGTGGTGGTTTATCATAGCACAATAAATACTAAATAATAAGCAGAATAACATCAAGGAGTTATCCTTTATCCACTCAATTGACCTCTTCATATGGACAAATCATACCATATTTGCTATAATGACGCCATGAAAAAAGGTGGTAAAAAAGAAAAAAATGACACGATGGTCACTAGAAAAAAGTGCCTCATCGACGTAGCTATCGTCGGTGTTGTTTGTTTTTTTATCGGTTTTTTATTCTGTCACACAGCATACCCTATTCTATACCATAACAAGTTAGAATCTGATAGGAAAAACACTGAAGCCACCCTGGACTATAAGATACAGGAGCTGAGAGACTTGCAAGGACGAACTCCAGTCAAAAATCAGAGCCAGAATAAGTCTGCTTCGCATAGCAAGCACACTGTCTATGACATCACGCCAGAGACAATGCTAGCTGAAGTCAACAAGATACGCGCCGAGCATGGCATCGCACCGATGCAACTCAGCCCAGCACTAAACAAGTCTGCGCAAGAAAAGTGCGATGACATGGCTACTAATAACTATTACGATCATCAAAACCCAACGACAAAGTTGGAGGGCTATGAGATTGCTATGAGAAATCTAAACAATGTCTACGGATATTATAGCGAGAACCTAAATATCACCTACGGCTCTGATAAGGGTGCGGATGATGTTAATGGAGACAGGTTAGATGAGCGAACGGTATTCAATGGCGATCGCGGCTGGATGAAAAGCGAGCCGCACGCTAAGGCTATCCTCGACCCCCGATATACGCTAACCGGCTTCGGCAAGTGCACTAGAAACGATCACGGCGAGTGGGGTAAGTGGTATTTTGTCGAACATTTCTATAGCCCGACAAACTAGAATCGAAAAAGTTACACAAATTTTGTCAAAATATTGATGATTTGAAAAAACGCATGATAACTTATAAATAAGCATGCGGTATTTCCTGTATTAAACCACGAGAAACACCGCTCCGTGAGCCGCAAGCTCGGCAACGGCTTTGGACGACCGGTCGTACGGCGGACATCAGGACTCCAGAGGCGAAAGACAAACTTGTATTAAGTGTGTCTTCGCAACTGGACAGTCCAAGCGAAACAACAGCCCTTTTGCGAAGCGCAAGAAAGGGCTATTTTTATGGCAGAATATCAAGGAAACCCAGACTTCCGCGGATGGTTGGCAGTACACGATCCTTACGCACTTGCCTACACCGGCAACGACGGCAGGATTGACTGGAACAAGGTCAATAACAACGGCGCCGATACAAAAATGATCAGCTACGACAAAGGACAAGCTGGCAAAGTTCAGCAGTACGTAGACGGACTGCATCGACAGTACCAATCCTGGCAGAATAATAATCGCGGAAATACTCCTCAACAGCAGAATGGTACTGGTGGCTGGGGCTATAGCAGAGGCGGCGGAGGTGGCGGAGGCGGTATGTCAGCAGTGCAGCGACAAGCCATCGACAAACAGTGGGCACAGAATAACCGCTACTACAACGATATGCTCGGCTCTATCGACCCGCGACGCAACGCAGCACGAGCGGCTGTCGACAGGCAGGTAGACACATCCATTAATTCATTGAAGGGCGAACGCGACAGCGCCTTCCAGAACCTCGACCGACAAGATCAGAAACTAGAAAAAAGCTATGCACGCGGTAAACAGTCGCTAGGCGAGATGGTCCGCAACACTCTGCAGGGCGAATCAAACAACATCGGTATGCTGGGCGGCGGCAACTCAAGCGCTATCGGTATGCTGGGCGTTGGCGTGGCCGACCTGCAGAACAGCGAACAAGGCAAGATGCTAGACGACCTGAACGAGCAGAAGACCGACATTGAAGTCAACCGTCAACAAGTACAGAGGAAGCTGGAAGACGAAGTACGCAAGCTGAATGACTTCCGCCAGAGCAAGTACCAAGAAATCCACGACACCTTCAACGAGCAGCGCAACGAAATCCTCAACAAGATGAACATGAACGACAACCAGCGCGCCCAAGCTCTCGCTCAAGCGGGTGCAATATCGACAGCCCAAATTCAGGACGTCGATAGAGCTATCAACGGACGGCTAGGTCAAATCGTACAGACCTACCAAAATATCACTGCTCCGCAAGCGTCACTGGCAAGTGTTCCGGAATACCAGGCGAAGAATATCACTCAAGGCACAGTAGATAGCTCGAATATTAACTCGCCTAGCCTGAGTGCAGGACAAGCAACAGAATCAGTTCTTGGCCGACGCTCTGACGATGACGACAGCTACTTTATGCGTCCACGGCGTTCCGCAGACGATGTCCAATTCTAATAGCCGAAAGGAGCTAAATACCAATGTTTGACTTTGGAAAAATGATACGCAGCTTCTTCGGATGGAGAGACGACGAAGAAGAAAAACGCCGCGAACAGCAAAACCACCGCGAGCCAATCCAGCAGCACAACGATAATCCGCTAAGCCAGCCAAAGCAGTTTCAGGGGTTTGATGCAACACGCCTGTCTACTATTCAGCAGCCGCGCCAGCAGGAGCAGCAGCAAAACTTCTCGCCAGAGAAGCCCAAAACGCCAATGTTTCAGCCAAACTTCGTAGAGACAATTGAATCGCAGCTAGAGAAAGCCAAAAAGTATGCCGCACTGGGCGATGAGAACGCCAAAAAGTACATTGAACAAAACCAGTCGAAAGTGCAGCAGCAAGATAAGCAGCCAAATTTCTCGATAAATAACCAGTCGCAACTACAATTACCACATCCGCAGCAACCCTCCCCTTTTCAGCAGCCAGCACAGCAATCACCGCAGATGCAGCAGCTGAATGAGGCGGTACGCCGCAACAACCTAAATTCTGAGGACTACCGAAAGCGTCGAGACGAATTAACGACGCTGCTTAATGATACTCGCGGTAACTGGACAAACGAACGGAAATTACTCGATGAAGCACAGCAAGGAATCACCTCTGACGAGCAGCTGAAAAACACCATCGAGAAGATAAAGAATGTTCAGTATCGCCAGAAAACCGCTGACGCTGCCTTGGGCGAATACGGACAATCGCCCATGATAAATTACGGTGGCAGGACACCGACACAATTCCTAGAAGACTTTAATAACATGGACGCCGGCAGACAACGCGAGGCTATTGAGCAGATATCTAAAAATCTGACAGATTACGCCAAGGTCCCATACGGATTTACTAACCCTGAACAGCGCGCGAAGTTCGAGCGTATCGTCGCTGAATCGGAACTGCTACGCAACCTGATTGACGACCGAGCAGTAAAGAAGGGTCCCAACCTAGAGACTGTCGGTAAGGATGCTGTTAGTGTCGGCAGCAATATGATTGGCGGCATGGCGCAACCGTTCAAAGCAGTCTATCGTTCAGGTGAAGCTTTAGTTAATCATAGCCCGCTTGATGCACTCACTGCGGAATACAAAGCAGGCAAGCTTTCAGAGGAAGAATATGCTCGCAGATACAACGCTATAGACCAAGAAATAAACGGCATAACTGGAGGCATGCAAGACAAAGGAGCTCTAGACCGTATACTTCGCGCAGCTGGTACAGCTGTTGATGTCGCTTCTTCTGTTGCTCCTGTAGGATCTCTTGCCAAGGGAGTTGTCAAGGGTATTGCACCAACCCTAGCTAAAAGTGCACTAGAAAAAGGTATTATCAGTCAAGCAGCCGAGAAAACCGTTCCCCAATTGATTGCTCATGAGGCAGCTACGAACGCTGCTCTAGGCGCAGGCGGGTCGCTTCGAGCCGGCACCGACTGGAAACCTGAAAATGCTTTGCAAGAAGCGGCGACCGGTGCTGTCTTTGGCACTGGAATGACAGGAGCTGGTGCAGCTATCGGACGCGGCGCTACAGCACTTCGCCAAGCATATGTCGATGGCGACCTACACATTCCACGTACGGAAATTACACCGAATGCCGGGCGAAATGAGCGAATGCGCACAGCTATCGAAAACTACCCTATCGATGAGCCGTTTAATTACGGGCGCGTTAGCCAGAACACTCTAGATCAACACAACGCGATCCAAGCGCAAACTGGACAAGACTTCGTAACCAACAGAGACGTAACAGTGTATCCGGGCGCGCATAATGCACATGTTGAGAAGCGGATTATTCAGGAGGGAGTAACACCTGAGGAGTATGTAAATATAGCGGAAAAGTCTATTTATGGCAATAACAGCACACTAACTCGCAGCCCTAACGATACAGGACTCCAGAATGTTACCTATGCAAACACTGACGCACCGAGCGGTCGAGTCCTAATGGGTCAATTTAACGATGGCTTAAGCCTTAAGAGTGTGCAAAAAATCCGCCCCGAAAGAATTGAGGCAGATATTAAAAAAGCCCAAGCTGAGCTTGGTACGCCCCTGATGGACGACGACTTGCGGGGCGTTACCCGTGCAGGTAGCAATCTAGAATCTGCTACAGGCACAAGTCCTATTAGTAATCCATCAGGAACTCGTACTGGCAGTGTATCAAACAATACGTTAAATGTCAATGGTGAGGATGTTTACAAGCCAACGAAACCAGGCTTTTTCGGTACAGCTCCTGAAGATTACCGCTATCGAATCGAGCAGACACCACGCGGCAAATACGCAATCGTTGAAGAGTATGCTGACGGCAGTCCATCACAGAGATATTCGACGCATTCAGACATTGCTATTGCTCGCCGTGAAGCACAGAGATTAGCTGAAGGACTAGAAAAACCAATCCAAGTTGAAGAAACCGGAAAAGGTTACAACGGATTCACCGAACGAGCGGCTGAAATTGAGCTGAAAAAGCTACAAACAGCCCGCCCAGAGTACGACTGGGAAATCAAGCCAGCCGAGCATATGGATAGCCACGATATAACGCGAGGTAAGTATGGTATTAAGGGGGTGCTACGCGAGAGTGACGCCCGCCTCGACGGTCCAAACCAGCCGGCGAGAACATACGAAGTTGAGGGTACTGTACCAAAAGTCAAGGAGGAGCTAGACCTCGGCGACGGCTCAAAGCTAACATCCACCACTAACGGGGACACCGGCGTCACAACAACCGAACGCGTCGCTCCTGACAATACAGCAGACCTACAGGCGGTAGCGGCAGCCCGAAGCGCCACCGATGTAGCTGACGGGTACAGAATCGATGATATTACGTCACAAAGCCAAGCCGCAGACATCAACCCCTACCCTCAAGCGACCGTTGATAATGTTATCGACAAACTGAACGCCGGCACTCCAGCACAGCGCCGCCTAGTTCGCGATGAGATCCGCAAACAAACCGGCTACGATGTTCACGACATACGAGGCATGAAACAGTATCCAACCATCGTACAGTCAGCATATAACCGCGTCGTCGGCAGCCAGGAGTGGATTGACGCTAGCAAAAAAATCCACGTCAAGGGTACGGAAGCTAATCGCAAACCTGATCTAACAGAGTTTGCTCTAGCGAAAGGTGTGGACGAGCAAGGCAAGCCAATATTCGATCTGGTCCCGCTTGACGGCAATAAACATACTATCAGCAGTACTGGTATGGTAGTCGACAAAGACGGCAAGAGTGTTGGTAGCTACGTCGGTATCGATGAGAACGGCAATCAGCATGCGTATGTTGAGGGTAAACCAGTCAATCTGGGTGCTATCGTCGGAGATATTGAGCGCTGGGGTAACAGAAATAACCCGCTTGCAGACATCGACCGTATCATCGACGCAAACGCACCAGATGCCGCAACGGCCGCAGCCACCAAGGAATTTACTTCCGTATTCAAAGACAGCCAAGAAGCAGCCATGAAAGTCGAGCTGAAATCTCGCCGCGATGGACTAACGAAACTAGAAAGCAAGATGTTAGACAACCTACCATCTCGCCAGCTGCGAAAAGACCTAACCGAAGATATGTTCGACCTCGTAGAAAAGAAAGTCGATGTTGCCGACCTGAACGCCAAATACGGCAAAGACTACGTAGACACCTACATGAAGCCAGCGGTGGATTGGTGGCGTACTCACGCAGACGATATCCTCAACAACACTAACCGTGTACTGGAAGCCAACGGCTATGACCCAATACCGCGCCGCAAGAACTACATCTCGCACATCATGAGCGACCCGTCATTCTTCGAGAAGGTTGGACTGAAGATTAAGGACATCACCGGAATGAATGGCTCGGTGAGCGGTGAAGCAATCCCTAGCGGAGTACGCGGGGGTGTTCCTGACGAGATAGTCGGAAATACTGAAAACACTGGTGCACGCCGCAAGTGGAATCCATTTGCACAGACACGCCGCGGCGAACTAGCCAACAAGGACTTCTTCGGTGCTATCGACAGGTACTACGAGGCAATGCTCTACAACCAGTACATGACTCCTGCCGCTTCACGCGTGCGGGTAGTTGAAAACGCCTTCCGAACATTCCAGAAAGCTAAGGAGATTAAGCTAGACAAAGCTATCGAAGAACTCGGATTTAACGAAGCGATGGCGCAAGTCGAGACCGGCAAGCCAAAACACAAGAACTTCAAAGAAGGCGAGCGCTCCCCTCTCATCGCCGCATGGCAGGAATATGGCAATATCCTTGCTGGAAAAACGAACGCCATTGACCGATTGGCCGTTGATAAAGGCTTTGGTAGGGCTGTAGATGTTTCAATCAAGGCACAAGGTATCGTCGGCGCTAACACTATACCAGGCTCAGCCACGGCAGCCGTAGCGCAGGTCCTAAGTGTTCCGCAGACAATTGCTCGAGACGGGTTGCCATCGTTCATGAAAGCTGTCAAGCAGATGATCCACTCTGGCTTTGACGAAGCAAGCGACCCGCTGAATAAATCTTCATTCATGAAAGCCCGCTATACCGACGCCTCATCGCAGCGGCGCGGCATCATCCGAAAGTACACTGATACTGCCTCCATTCCGATGGAAGCTATTGAGAAGTTTACTGGAGAGCTGAGCTGGCGCAGCGCATACAACGAGGCACTCAGCAAAGGACTGACTGGAGACGCAGCTATTAGGCAGGCTGACCTAGCTGCCAAGGCGACTCTAGCTGGGCGCGGCATTGGCGACCGACCATTGGTCATGAACTCGAAAGTACTCGGTGTGTTCACACAGTTTGGGTTAGAAGTAAACAACATGAGACTACAGTTCTTTAAGGACTTTACACCCGCCCAGAAAGCCAAATTCATCATCGCAGCAGCAGCTGCTAACTATGGGCTGAAGATGGTAACCGGACAAGAACAACTGCCAGACTTCCTGAAGGCGACAATAGACACTTATAACGACTTTGCCAGTAACGAGGACGATGCTAACGACAACCTTCTAAATAATACCGCGCAAGCAGGTCAGCGTTTTCTAGGCGAAGCCTCCAAGTTTGTTCCGGGTGGTCCCGCACTTGTTGGAGCATTTATAGACGACAAAACTAAGAAAACCATTTTTGGCGAAGATTCAGACATTTCCCGTTACGGCACGCCCGCTGTATCAAAGTTGATTAAGGCTGGACTTGCCGCTGGCGAGGGTTTATCGAGCGGTGATGCTGGTAAGATTGGCACCGCAATGCTTGATATAGTCCCAACCGGTGCGCAGATGAAGCGCACAATTCAAGGGGCTACTGCCCTAAAAGATGGCTATACACAGGATAGCAAAGGCAACATTCAGACACCTGTTGACCGCTCGCCAACAAATATCGTTAAAGGAATGCTCTTCGGCAAGAATGCCCTTGATGAGCAGAAGCAGTTCTATGACACCAAGCAGCATGCGCTCAGTGATAAAGACAGTGCTGCGTTTAGAGAGATGCTATCCAACAATCCTGAAGAGGCTAAGCGGTATTATAGCCTCGTTCAGGATTCAAGGAAGATGGATATTCTGGAGAAGCGTGCTAAAAATGGCGACACCGCAGCAATGGATAAACTCAGCAAAATGTCTCAGGCGACTGGCTCAGACGGACTGCCCGTGGTGCTAAAAGCCAAGATTGCTCGCGGCGACTACACACAAGACGGTGATGGGACGATCAGAACAAAAGGCGGCGAAGTTGCTCGAGAAGTTCATAAGAGACTTGCTAAAGATTCAAAAGATGAATCAGACGCCACCTACCGCAACTACGTACTAGGCTACGGATTAAAGCAGAGAGGTTCGAGTGAAACAAGCAGCAATACCGGAAACGATATTACCGATAAACTATCTGCCCTCGCCGCTCAATCAAACGATAAAGCAATAGTCCATCAAGCTATCGACCTGAACAAGAACAAGAAGTACGCCGATATGCCGGCCTGGGTTAAAGAACGCTACGCTGCAGAAAATGGCATTGACAAGGAACAACTAACCTATGCAACGCAGGCAAGCTATAAAGCAGATGTTAAACTGCAATACCTCAAAGAGGCAACCAAGGACATGTCGAATGAGCAGCTGATTAACACTCTATACGCTGGACGCAGGAAGTCGATCGCCGACAAGTGTTTTGTAGAAGATTCTATGCTGAAGAATTTCTACAACGACGGACGTATCTCCAAAGATCAGTACCAAGCCCTGCGGTCCTTAATCATGGACGAAAACGGTAATGTTACTTCGCAATCCAGAAATGGTGGCGGAGGTGCTAGACGCGGCTCAAGCGGTAGCGGTGGACGACGAGGCGGTACTGTCAGTGGGATTTCAGTACCAGACTACAACGTCAAGATGATGAAGCTTTCTAGCCCGTACGGCTTTGCAAAAGATCCAAACGTAAGCCTTGGCAACGTCGGCTCAAACAAGAGCATCGTTACCGGCATCAAAGCCCCGTCACAGTTCAAAATTAGTAAGTCGGCGCTACCAACGCCGCGCGTAAGATAAGGAGTTCAGAATGAAAGTCAACGAGATATTAAAGAGCGTCCACGTAGCATACGAACAAGCAGCAGATGCGCCTGCACTCAATGATGAGGACGGACAAATACGACTAAACCTGCTACAGAAGGCTGTGCGCCGCTGGTCAACAGATAACGTTACTAAATGGAATGAGCTGTTTAGCGTAGGTGATATCGGTCCTATTCAACCTGGGCAGCGCGAGTATGACCTGCCGGAAGGATATTCGCTATCTAGCGGATTCTACCTACAGGGCAGCTCAGAACCGCTGCATGTAAACTCCCCTAGCCAGCTAACTGGCGAAGATGGCAAGTTTGTTACTATCCTGGGAAATCCACAAATCGGACACAAACTTCGGCTAGGTTGGATACCAAAATCTAGCGATCAGGAAATTGACAAAACTATCGTCGTTAAATACTACCGCGAACCATTTATTCCAACAAAACTAGACGATGTGCTAGAAATGAGCGACCCAAACTTCGCCATAGCCTACGTAATAGCAGAGCTGTTCGTAAATGACGATGCCAACCTATACACGAAATATAACAGTGACGCCATGATACTTCTAGCAAATATGCGACAGCGCAATGAGCTAGCTCCTGACGGGCAGTTTAGCGGACTTGAGGGCGACATTGGGATGGGAGGAGATTGGTAATGGCAGTACAAACTCCCCCACGTATGACAGGCGGCAGCGCTAAAACACAGAACATTATCATCCCGAATTTTAGCGGTGGTGTTAACAGCTATCTAGACGAGGCACGCCTACCGAATAACACACTCCGTTCTGCCGTAAATTACATGCTAAGGCAGGATGGTGTGCTGTATCCGCGTTGGGGTACAAAAACGTTTTTCCCTGTTCTAGACAAAATGCCCGACGGCTTTGACAAGTTCACCGTAAAAATGCTAGCAACAGCCAGCGGGCTAGAAGAATGGGCTATCATCGTGGAAGACGGCGTTGTCAAGCGATCAAACGGCGGAGCATGGCAGGAAGCAACCGGAGAAAAGCTTACACCTGGATATGAAGCAAAGTTCTATCAAGTGGACGATTGCGTATACATCGTCAATGGTAAGGATGTTCTGGCGTTCTACGACATCGCCAACAATAAGGTGAAGAAGTTTGAAGGTATCGACACGCCAAAAAACCTCAAGGTTACCAATTCTAAGAATCTAGCAACCGGCAGCTATTCCAACTTTTATAAAGTCTCGGCGGTCAATGAGGTTGGCGAAACAATGGCATCAGCTGAGATCTCCGTAAAAACCAACCGTATCCGCAACCAGTGGCGCCAGACAGGCGAAGTTGAGGACTATCTGGAATTAACCTGGGATGCCGTACCAAAAGCCACCCGCTACAACATCTACTACAGCGACATGTCGAATGATGAAACGTATATTGACTCGGTATCGACTAACTCGTATCGAGATTTGGGGCGTACCGCACAAAACGTAGCCGTGGAGGCTCCTGTAGCCGACACCACGTCCGGTCCCGTTCTTCGTGATATCACTGGATCGAGCTACCGTATATTTGGCGTTGGTGTAGACGACAAGGTTTACTGGGGCGGCGTTGGTAAATATATCAGTGCATTCAATGCCTTCTACGGCGGCGGCTGGGTCGAGATAAACAAAGGTACTGGTGAAATACCAATCACCGTCCGCAGTTATCGTGATGGGCGTGGTGAACCAGTAAACGTAGTGTTTATGACAACCGCATCTGGTGAGGGTTCTCAAAACCAGCTTACGCTCACCTCGATGACTGTTGGTAATACATCGTTCATTGTACCGAATATCGCCCGGGTTGTCGGTTCTTACGGTACATACGCCGCCGGCTCAGTTACTGAGGCAGACAACAACCTATTCTTTACCTGCTCCAGAGGCAAAAATACCACTGGCGCTAAACCTGACCTGCTGAACGTATTGAGTACTGAAGAAGTTAGTCTAGCTATTCGCCCAGATTTTGATGGTATCAACCCGCTATATGGCCGCGGGATATCGAGTGTACACTTTGATGGAAAAATATTTGACGCCGTACCAGCCGCCCAATCCAAGGTTAATAATGAAATCTGGATACTGGACTTGCAGCTGAAGGCATGGATACGTCCGTGGACTATTGGTATCAAGAAGCTTATTACCTTTACTCCGAGCGATGGACGCGAGCGATTGATGGGGCTTCGCTCAACACCAGACAACAACGGCAAATATCGAATTGTCGAGTTTAGCGAAAAGTACATAACCGATGACGGCGAGCCTTTTGTGTCTACGTTCCGGACAGGACTGCTCCACTTCGATAAGGGACATATGAGCTGGGCAAAAATGAAGAAGACCTACATCGAGCTACTACGCGTGAGCGGATCATTGTCCATTGCGGTGAGCGGCACCGGCAAGAAACGTGTTTTGCACACTCTGAAAGACATTACGGTCTCTAGTGCCATGGTAACGACCGGATTTAACAGCGATAAATTCAACGATTTTGCATTTAACGATACAGAAGGAGGGCACGTAACTTTTAGCGACCCAAGTACTAAAAAATCACTGAAAATAAATAAGGTGGTCAATAACTACCGAGTAGACGGCAGATCGAGCAACGCCTCCTATGGTATAGCCACGATCACATCTGTGGTCATACCAAAGAAAGTGCCAGACCCTGCCAGCTGGAAGAAGTAAATAACTAAAGGAAAAATGAAATGGATAAACTACGAAAAACTTCAAACATACCGCCTACAACATTAAGTGCATCAATTAGCGATACAGATACGACGATTCCGCTATCCTCTACCGTAGGTGCGGAAACCAGTACGTGTATTGATATCGTCATCGATAGAATTGACGCTGCTGGTGAAAAGACTCCTGACAAAATGGAAGTCGTCACGGTCCTGATATCTGGAAACAATGGCACTAACGCTGTTCGAGGGCGTACTGCCCCGGCTATGCCGCACGAGCAAGGTGCTGTGGTTGAATACAACATCTCAACGTCTGTATTGCATAACGATTTGATTGATGGCATGTCGTCAATCTTAACTCTCGAAGGCAAGCCAAAAGAAAAATCCATACCTCTCGATTCTATCAATGGAGGTACCAAGACAGGTGTGCTTATGGTAGGAGAAGAAGGAAAAACTGCACCTGGTAAGCTCACTCCAGAAAACATCAATTTAGCGACGCTCAATAAACTAGGATTCTCTTCCGTAACGGTTAGACCTGATACTGGCAATTATTACAATAGCGGCTCTAACCGTGTTCGGCTCAAAAAAGTAATCAAACAACATGGTAATATTACTGTTGATACAGAAAACAATGAGTTTATAGTCGGCAAAGATATATCTGAAGTTGAAGTATACGCCTCTGTTATGGCAGAGGGGTTGTCGACCTATCTATATCTCCTTGTCCAAATTAAGAGGAAGGGTTCACGAGATTATGAACAACTTGAACAAACCCTAATTGGGCCTTCAAGTGGCTATGGCGGAATCTCTCTCTTTGCATCTATCAGTGTCAACGAGGGCGATAGGGTCTCTGTACTGCATGACTGCACTGGTACTATCCGTGGTAATCATTCAGTAGTTAAGGTAAAGTCAGCGTAGGTTACTTAACATAAACATATTTATACTCACACCGCAATCTCCTCAAGGATACGTTCCTACAATTTCGATGTTGCGCAATTTTGTCTGTTTTATTGATAAAATCACGCCTCACAATATATAATACAATCAGTTAGCTACAATGTAGAGACTGCCAATTTGATCTAATGGTGATCAGCGGCAGTCTTTTATTTTGGCAAAGGATAGCAAATGAAAGAAATAGACTTAACAGAATTTGGCGAAATGAAATCAGACGTAAAGCATGTCAAAGAGGCTGTTGACGAGATAAAACGCACGCTTGCCAGCCAAGATAATGTTAGCCGTTCTGAACACCATGAACTAGCCACTCTCGTCTCCGCCATGAAAGAGAGTTACGATAATCGTCTAAATACTCTGGAAGGACAAAATAACGTCAATGCTGCCACGTTCACCGGAAGGCTCGGTAAATGGTTCAATGACGCAATGGTCCAGGAAATCGGTAAGATTATCATCGCAGCAATGTTATTCCACCTTTACAATAGCCAGATAACTACTCAAATACAGAAGACCCAAGACGAGATCAATAAAACTAATCACTACGTCAATTCGCGGCTAGAGGCGGAGGCAAAGAAATGATCACTCTACTAATATCTCTCGCTACAATCTCGCTCATTCTCTACCTGATTTTTCGTAATAACAATGATCAAGGAGGTCAAATATGAAATTAGAAAAGAAAACTACAAGACAGCTGTCAATCGCGGTTGGCTTGCTGTCATTCGGCGCGTTCGTCGTGCAGGGGCTCGGCGACATTTGGGGCTTTGCTGCAGTTGCTAAGCAGCTGACAAGTACGGCGCTGCTGTTTGCCGGCGGTGTTAACGTCTACTTTCTAGGCGTGACAAATCAGAAGAATAACCAGGACAGAAAGGATTCAAAATAATGGAAACTACCAAGTATAACGCGCTAGAAGAATTGCATAATGAACTGAATCGCGGCACACCAGGCGATGAAGTTTCTCTTAGTATCGGTGGCAAAGAGGCGCTGAAAATCAAGTTTCAAACTGGCGGCACAGCTACTACAGAGCGTAACGG